GAAAGGAATTGATGATGAGTAAGGTTACAGTACTTGAACCAACCAATATGACGGAGGCTATGGAGTTTGCTACAGCCATGTCCAAGTCGGAGATGGTGCCGCAAGCCTATCGCGGCAAGCCACAAGACATACTGGTTGCCATACAAATGGGTTACGAGGTGGGGCTGGCACCCATGCAAGCCCTACAAAACATAGCCGTGATTGGTGGCAAGCCCACCGTTTGGGGTGATGCACTGGTTGCGCTATGTAAAAATCACCCGGCCTGGAGGGGCATGACTGTCCAGGTTGATGGTGACATTGCCACTTGCACAGTCCATCGTGAATTGAAGAACGGTGAGATTGAAACCACAAAGTCAACTTTTTCTAGAGATGATGCACTAAAAGCGGGGTTGCTCAATAAAAACGGTCCTTGGAAAACATACACAAAACGGATGCTGGGCCTCCGGGCGAGGGGCTTTGCCCTGCGTGATGCGTTCCCGGACGCAATCAAGGGGATGATCACAACTGAAGAAGCAATGGATTATCCAAAAGAGCCGGAAGATCGCCATATGAAGACCGTACAAGGACAAGACATACCGTCTACGTCTAATACGGCACCGGCAATGCTAGAGGCCGTCAGTGACGATCCTAGGGCGATTGATGACGTAGTGCCTAACCCGGTGTTGGTTTTGAAGCTGCCCGGCCATAAGACCGAAGAGTTCCAGATGCCGGAGGCTTGGGCTACCAGATACGGCGAACTGCTACTGTCAATGCGTCAATATGAAAAGCTGTCTCACGCTGAACGCCGGACCAAGCTCAAAGAGCTGGAGCATCTTAACCTTGAAACTATTGAAGGCTTGGATACAGAGCTGCGTGACGAACTGAAGCTGAAGCGTAACAAGTACAACGCTCAGCTCGGCATTGAAGAAAAGGAGGCGGCTGATGGATAAGGCTGGACTTACCAAACGGCAGAAAGAAATCAATCTTCTTGCCCAAAGGAAGCTAGTGTTTGATAAGGCTGGCCTCACCAAGCGGCAAAAAGAAATCTATGACTTTCTCCGCGTGTATCACAAAGCCAACGGCATCTACCCAAGTGTCCGGGAAATCTGTCAGGGCAGAGTAGAGGGCCAGCAACTAATGAAGGAGCGTAGGGGCACCAGTTGTGTGCATGAGGTTTTACACGCCTTGCAAAACAGAGGCTGGATCAAGATCGAACCCGGACAAGCCAGAGCGATTACTATCCTTTAGCCTTTTCACCAACCATCCCGTAAGCGATAGCAAATGCTTGCTTGCGGGGTTTCCCTTCCTTCATCAGGGTCATTGCCTTGGCGGCAACCTTACGGTCAAACTCTTTTTTCTTCGTTGTCTTTGCCATTAGCTTTTCTTCTTTCTAAATAAATCACCGTCGGCTTTCTTAACGGTGGCCTTGCCTTTTGCGTGAGCTTTGAGCCTGGCTACTGCCCAGCCATGTGCCGACATCCCGGCTTTACTGCCTGATGAATAGTACGCCCCAAGCCCACGTTTATAAATCTTGTTGGCTCGTTCAGCCCCAAACATCTTCTGATATTTTTCTGGTGCAGCCATCAGGTCTTACTCCTTTGTTTACTTATTCGATCCATCATTGCCGGTGTTAACATGCCAGCCTTGTAGAGCCGCCGGGTGTTCTTGATTTCACGGCGGGTTGCATCAGGGTTTTTACTGCCCCGGACATACTCTTTTGGCAGACCGCTCTTCTTGTCTTTGGGAACAGGCTTGAATTTTCTTTTCATGTTGGCACCTCAATCAAAGCTAGACGATCCGATATCCGCTTGGCCCGGTTGGGTGTCTGCCTCGCCCACCGGCTGTCCAAAATCTCTTCGGCCAGGTCGCCCCAGTTGTGATCGTTGGCGTAGGCAATAGACTTCTTGAATTTATTCAGCGTCGGCCGGCCGAGCTGAAAGCACATATTGGCTAGGCAAAGCTGGGCCTCTTCCGGGAACGCATCGAAGTTATCGAAGATGATGCGGCAATCATCAATCGTGACAGAGATATCTGTCTCAAACATTTCGTCGATGCGCTCGTCGCTGATTGAATCTCCCACTTCCATAGGCCACTCCGGGTCATCAGCGGTAATCAGGTGCCCGATCCCCACAGTCCTCTTGTCCATACTGCAAAGGTACACGGCATTGCGACGGCCCTCGTCAGCGGCAATTTCTTCACGCAGTTTATCGATGTTCATTTTTTCATACCTTTCAATGACCGCAGCCCAAAACTCGCCGCTATGCTGGCGTAAACGGCATACTGAAACCACTCTGGAGTATTGGACAAAGCAGCAAACCCATCTTCAACATACCCTTGGGTGAATGGAATGAAGCACATAGCAATTATAGCTATAAAGAGAATAGTCCATGCCTCGTCTTTCCAGCTATTATCACTAGCTTGAGCCATGATCTTTTCCCAGCCAGCTTCATGCGTAGCAGCCACCTTCATAACCTCGGCTTCTGCTTCTGCCTTTGCTTGAGCAACCTTGCCCTTGGCTTTGGTTTGCTCAACTTTAGACTGCATCCATGACGAAGCAAGGCCAGCAATAGGTCCGATCAATGCTTGTATCATCAGCACTTCTCCTTTCCGGCACAGTCAGCATCAAAGCAGTGCGCTCGTAGTTGATACCACTCGTTTTCGTAAGTTGCTTGCCACATCTCATCATCGATCAGAAACAAGCACTGACTCTCAGTCATCGGCTGGTTGAGAGCGATCTGGTTGCCAATGTACTCCCACTGAACACCAGTGTTCCCCCACATTGAAATAACCAGGATGTAAAAGGTTTCCTTCATTCCACTATCCTCACAATGTAGCTTGAGCCATCAGCGTTTTTCTGAATGACAACAGTTTTGTTCTCGCAGCTATAGCGCACTGCCGTTGATCTTTTGTATAGGTTGCGTTCAATCGTTCGCTTGGCTTTTAAGCATTTGCTGATCTGTTCAAACGCCGTATGCTCCGCGACAGAGCCGGACATATACAAGATCAATGTGATTGTCTCAGTCACCACGTTGTTTCGTCCTCATTTTTTCAACTTGTTCTTCGATGTTGGTGAGCCGTTTTTCGTAGAAGTCCAACACCAGTTTTGTTTGTTGGTCTGCAGGGGCTTTCCCCGCCTCGATTATGGTTTGTAACTTTTCAAACTGACCACTCAAATGTTCAATCAGCATATTTTGCTCCTGATCGGAGGCAGTCAGGCCTAGCTCGCCACGCGGAAATTTGATCCTGAAGGAAGTATTCGGCTCGACACTAGCATCAAGAAGAATGAGTTTGTTTTCTATGTTGTTCAGCCTCTCAATGATACCAAAATACGCCCATACCCCGACAGCAACAGATACAACCATTGCAATAAGGTTACGAATTGGCATGGACAATTCGGTGTTTTCGTTGAGCTTAGTCGCCATCATCTATCCAAATAAAAATCCGCAAAAGAACGAAAAAAGCCATAGAGGTGCTAAAAGGTAAAGCATCACTCAACACCCATTACACGAGACAGGCCAAACACCTCCATGAGCATGAACGTAAAAAACAAAAGCAAGACCCCGCCAGCAATTAGCTTTCCTGAAAAGTTGGTTGAGCCAATCTTGATAGCTACAAACTCATTGCCCAGTATCCGCAACACCAGTTCAAAACTGTTTTCACCTAGCGTAACTGATATTGGCTTTTTCTTTTCATCAGTCATAACTATTCCTTCTTGTGTTCATGGCCCATCCAGATGCCGAACACGCCGGTCATCACGCCCATCACAACACTAACAAAAGCTGACTGTGATGCTGTCGGATCATCAAGAGACATGAACCATTCGGCACAACGCCATGACATAACCGTACTAGCCAGCATCATAAAACGTGGCAGAACTTTCCATCTCAAGAACTGTTCTACTGTAATCATAGCCATCTCCATTGATGCCGCGAGCTATAGTCATAAACATGACGACAAAGAAAAACACAGCTACGAGGAGTACACAGAAGATGATCGCACAACTTTTAATTGTCTCTGCCACTTCTTGTTGCCGTCGGGCCGCTTCAACTTGTGCTTTTTTCTGCCGGTCCTTCTCGGCTTTTTTAGCCGCATTATAGTGGGCTTGTATTTCTTGCCATGCACTTGGTTCATCTGGATGTTTTTTTGGGAATCTTGCGTCCACTAATTGCTGAATCTCACTCATTGATTCTGCCAACTTACGGGCTTCGACGACTGCGTTTATTGATGATCTAAGGCTGATTTCCCCAACACCGTCTTGTGCATTTCTTTCCTTGTTGATCCTATCCCTTGCGGTAAAAAGCGTTGTAATTGCATCCGATATTTCTGAAATTGACTGTATGTCGGATATTCTACTTTTAATAAACCCTATGGCATTTGAGGCCGCAGTTACCGCAGCAATTGCAGAGAGCGGCTCCATCTATTTTTTGGCAGTCTTCTTCGGACGGCCCTTCTTCTTAACGGCAACCGTAGGCTCAACCTTCTTCTTTGCCTTGGGCCGCAACTTCGGATTCAAGTCGTATAAGGTCGGCATCAAAAGTCTCCCTATTTTATGAAACCATTTGTTCAATATCTTTAACATACGTCTAGTCCTTGTACAGCGTATACAAAACTTAAGCGGTATACGCTTTACCGGCAGTAATTGCTGCATTTACCGCTGTCATGTCTTCTGTTGTCCAGAAATCTCTAGTTAGCATGATTTCAAGATGCTCAACATTCCTGTCTACACAGTCTTGTTTGTCTGTAGCATCATAATCTTCCATAGCATTGCCAGCAATAATATCATTAATAAGGCCAACGCTATGACCCAAAGCTGTGTAATGTTGTGCAATTTGTTCTTTTGTAATTTCGTCCATTTTAACTCTCCAATGCTTTTATTCTTGCAGCCAATTCATCATTCTTTGCTGAAAGATCTTTAACTGCATTTACAAGATACCAAGTTAAATTATCAGGGTTAACTCTGAGAACACCTGTGCTTTCTTCTTTAACAACATCTGGTAAAATTTCTTGAATTTCTTGTGCAATAACGCCTAACTGCAAACCTTGAATATCAATACAGTCAGAAGAAGTTAGTTCTGTAATTTCATCAGGTTTACGATATTCAAAATTACGAACTTGGATTTGATTAATTTTATCTAAACCTACATTATTATCGACAATGTTTTTCTTTAGACGTTTATCGGATGTTGTAGCCCATGCTGAAGAGTTACTACCCTGATACATTGACCCTGAACTCGACCCAGCACAAATAAATCCTGTACTGCTACCTTTACCTGCTTTAGCGTATCCCATAACAAGACAATTATCATCAGCAGAAGCATTTGTTCGACAATAATTACCTATAATAGTGTTTTGTGAGCCAGTAGTTAAAAAGGTTATATAACTACCAGTGTGATCACCAAGCATTATATTATGATTGCCAGTCGTTAGCTCATATCCAGCCCTATATCCTAAAGCGACATTTTCACTTCCAGTCGTTTTTTTGTAAAGAGCACTCGATCCTACTGCCGTAAAAGTTCCAGTTGTCGCGCTATATGCAGCATTAGTTCCAACCGCAACATTATCAGCTGATGTAGTACAAGATATCGCAGCTTGAAACCCGACAGCCGTATTTGAATTGCCTGTGGTATTTGCTTGCAGGGCATAAAATCCAAGAGCAGTATTGTATGAGGCTGTTGTGTTACTTGATAAAGATTGTACACCGACAGCCGTATTTGTACCACCCGTCGTATTAGCTGCCATAGATACATAACCAAGAGCAACATTGTTTTCACCTGTGGTATTGTAATAAAGGGCTTGGTCTCCCATGACTGTGTTATAATTACCAGTGGTATTTTGGTGCATAGTGTATGCGCCTATAGCCGTATTTCTTGAACCTGTAGTGCTTGTATTTATGGACGCATATCCTACCGCTGTATTTCTTACGCCTGTTGTAGTATTATTAAGAGCGTATGGGCCTAAACCTGTATTATATGAACCTGTAGTATTAGCTCCTAAAGCACTATATCCAGCAGCAAGATTATAAGCACCAGTTGTATTAGCGTCTAATGAATCAGCCCCAAACGATGTATTATATGAAGCTGTTGTGTTAGCACCTAAAGCCGCATATCCAAACGCAGAATTAAAAGAACCACTTGTATTAGCATCAAGAGAAAAAGCTCCAGATGAAACATTTTTAGTGCCAGTAGTATTAACCCCCATAGATGAATAACCAAATGCTGTATTACTGTCGGCAGTAGTATTTGCAGCTAAAGCAAAATAACCAGCGGCTGTATTAGCACTACCAGTAGTATTTGCAGTTAAAGTAGCATCTCCTAAACCACTATTATAGTTACCACTCGTATTAGCATCTAAAGAGTATGCTCCTAAAGCTACATTGTAGCTGCCACCTTCATTTTCACTTAAAGCAGCAAAACCGATTGCAGTGTTACGCTGACCCGAAAGAGAACCATCATCTAGTGCAGTATCACCCAACGCCACATTGTTTGAGCCTATTGGATAATTACCGTCTAGTTTTATTGTACCATTTAAAGAAACATTTCCGCTTGTAGTTATATTTAACGAAGCAAAAGCATCCACAACAGCCGCACCAGATCCCGCGCCATCTAAATAAACAGCTTTAGTCTGTCCAGCGGGTATAGTTACATTTGCTCCTGACCCTTGACTAATAATTATGTCTTGTGAGCCTGACGTGCCGTTTTCGATAAAATGAACTCTACTTATAGTGTTTGGGGCGATAGTAATTGTACAGGTAGAATCTAAAGTGCCTGTGTATTTTACAAACATTGATCGAACAGGATCTGTAGCTCCATCAGCAATTGTCGATGTATGCGTATCAGCGTTTGTAGTAATAGCCTCAGTTCCAAAACTGAGGCTTTCAGCTATAAGTTCAAGGTTTGTATTAGTTGTATTACCCCAAGTACCAGAACCATCGCCAGTACCTAGTTCATTAAGTCGTAAATCATTTACATAGGTGCTTGCCATTTTTTCATCCTTACGCTGCTATATCGGTCCAGTTGGGTGTTTGTGAAACTGTCACACTTGTGAAATTAGGTGTTTGTGAAACTGTTATGTTTGCGAAGTTTGATGTTTGTGAAGGAATAATTTCCCTATAAAGAACCTCTTCTCCTACCGCTCCTGTTCCTACTACCCCTACTGGGAATACCCCTATTGAAACAATAGGAGTAATTGTACCCGCTCCTACTACGGCTGTTCCTGTTACCCCTGTTACTGCAACTCCCGCTCCCGCTGATACGCTTACATTACCAACTGCGCTAGTTCCAGCTACACCAGTTACCGCAACTCCCGCTCCCGCTGATACGCTTACATTACCAACTGCGCTAGTTCCAGCAACTCCTGTCACACTGAAAACAGTAGAACCTTCAGCAGTTATAACTCCCGCTGCGCCAGTTCCAGCAACTCCTGTCACACTGAAAACAGTGGATCCTTCAGAGGTTACATTACCTGTTGCGCCTGTTCCAACTACACCAGTGACTTCTACTACACCAGCTTGGTTCCAAGCTCCAGAACCCCAACTGCCTCGTCCCCAACCTGAAAGAAGATCTGACACAATCTACCTCATTAGGCTATTCGTATAATAGCATTACTCGCATCCGCTGTAGGAAATTGAATAGTGAAAGTTCCCGAAGTAGATGTTTTATTAGAACTAAAATCCAATACTGCGACAGCTTTATTACTATTCGTGCTGTTGTATATCAATGCACCCATTGCAGTAATAGTAGCTGTTGTAAAACTAATATCCGCAAAATCAGTTAAAGCTGTTGTACCAGAAGTAGTTGGAGCAACTTTTGTAAGTGTACCGCCTCC